TAAGTTGGTCATCGGTCACGCCGGGGCGCGAGATAACTGACTTATAAACTCCTCGATACGTGGAGTCTCAAAAGCCAAACCTAGATTTTTAACCGACAAAGCCAAACGTGAGGCAGCCTTTTCATCATCAACGAACGCTTTTACGGCAGCTTTACCAAACTGGGCTATTTTTTGTACGCTAAAGGCGGCGGCAAAAGTTGCCCCTAATCTTTTGGCACCTTTCTCAAAAGCACCTATTTGCTTTTGACCTTTATTAAGAGCTTTACCATCAAAAGTAGTAACGGCGCTTACGACCATACTAGGTAGCTTGGATACCATTTATGCCGCCTTTGTGTATGAGCCTTGATTAAAGGCATTAATAGTATTTTCTAAAGCTCTTAATACCGCATCTTGAGCTTTACCTTGATCCTCGTGCCACGCTCTAAAAATCATACGACCGCGCTCCTCACGGGTAGTGCCATAGAGAGGCCCCATACGGCTTACAAAGTGTTCACCGGCTCCTGGGTTATTAGAGCGGTAGCCCTTACGCGAGGTAGTTTCGGCTCGGCCAGCGGTTTCGTAGATCGCGCCTGCAGCTGAGCCATTAGCTACAAAGTACAAAGCTCGCCAGCCATTTTTATTACGATCGCTGCCGCCAGATTTGTAGTAAATACCTTTTTTAACTGTCTCGTAATCATAAAGTGGAAATAGGCGCACTCGGCCTTCAGTATTAAAAGTCCTAAAAGCCGAATTACGTGCCGTGATCTTTTGCCCTACTGTGTTCTCGTTCCAGCCATAAAGGTTATCCGGCTGAGGCGATGGTGCGTATCCTCTAGCCTTATCCCGAATAGGGATCATCGCAGCTTTGATCTCTTTGTTCATATTTTTTAAGAGCTCAGGATCTACCTTACGGATAGCTTTAATAGTGGCCTTAGCGCCTTTTACTTCTATTGGCATACTGCTCGGCCTCCTTAGCTTGATCGTTTAACACTTGTATTAACATCTTGTACATCTCGTAATCGAGATCGAGTATCGCTTGAGGCGAGATCCCTAACCGGATAGATAGCTGAGCCACCTGATAGGTTAGGGAATCTCGCCCTAGCTTAAAGGTTCATCGTCGAGGACCTCGACCTCTGAAAGCGTATCGAGAAATTCTGGACCATAACTTTTTACGGTTTCGCCAGACGTTCTAATACACTCCCAAGCCAGCCAATAAAGATGTTCTTGCTTCTCATCTTCTCTAAAGGCTTTTCTAAAACCTTTTTTAGCGTAAAGCTCAAAGGCCACCTCAATACGCGGCGTAATTTGATGCTCTGTTACCTCGCCGGTAGCCCTTTTGATTTTGAGTCGTGCCATTTGTTGCCCCTTTGCTAGTTGGTTATGGTGTGGTGTCTACTACGATTACTGAATTACAAGTAAACGTAATCGACTGGCTACTGATATCACCGACGGCCCCGTTAATGTCGGTGGTGTTGTTTACCAAAATTGTGCTCTGGTACTCAGGATTGGTCGTAGAAACTGCCGCGCTTGTCTGCTTAAGCGTAATAGGTACCGTAGTACCCCACGCAGCCTGCAGTGCAGCTCTTACTGCGCCTTGACCGCTTGCCGCATTATCGTTAAGAAAATCAAGAGTAATAGTTGAGGTTTCGAGTCCTTTAGCATACTTACGAGCATTATCGCCCATAGCAGTAACTTCTAGTTCCTCAAATACTCGGTTAATTGTTGCGCTTGTTACGTGATCTGAGAGGTCTACCGAGTTAAGGGTTACGACCACTCCATTTGATAAGAATACGGCCATTGACCTATTCCTCGCTTTCAGTAGTTGGTGTTGGTGTTGGTTTTTCTTTTGCTACTTTAATCGGTGCAGACTCGTCTACGATTTGCCCGATCTTTCGCAAAAACTTTAGGTCGTCCTCTGTATATGGCATTAGTTAGCTCCAGCTCGTGAGAATTGATATACGGAAATCGGCCGTTAGTAGCGTGCCACTTTGTACGTCCAGTACGGTAGGCGCTGACATACTGCCAATATTCATTACGATAGTAGAGGCAGCAAGTTTATTAAAAACTGCTACCGCTAGGGTTTCAATCCCGTTTAGGTTGCCTTGATTGTCAAGCATCGGCACCGTCAAAATAATCTTAAAATTAGCCATAGGCGAGATAGTTGCGTAGGTGTTATTGCTCGGTGTTATGTAAGGATCATCGGGTACGACGATAACGCTATTAGCCGTGATAGTTGGAGGAGGAAAACTATAGGTATTCCAAGAGTTAGGAGTATCTAAAGCTGCAGCTAGTGAGGCACGTAGGGTAGTTATCGCGGCAGCCATTTAGCCCACCATAGAATTAGGATTTTGGTAGCCGGCTATGAGCCCTCTGATTTTGCCGATCATTGAGTTACCCATCCGATAGGGACTAGGGCTAAGGCCGTCGATCGACACGCCGCCAGTCTGTGAGACTTGGCGAGCTTGGAAAATATCTACTGCAAGGATCATCGCTGCCTCACGGATAGCCGGAGTCGTAGCGTAAGAATTGGTTTTAGTATCTGCTCCTACGGCTGAGCCATAAGGTAGTACGCGCTGAAAATTGACGTTAGCGGCAGTCTTAGCGAATTGAATAAAGCTGTAACCATTAGGCCAATTAAAGTAAGTGTTATTCCATACGATCGAGGGTAGCTGTGATGTAGTGCCAGCTGACCAAGGAATCGTACCGGTGATCGTGTAAGTGCCGTTAAAAGTTGAGCCGCACCCACTCAAGGTTACGCTCTGGCCTGTAGTAAAGATCATCGGATTAGCGATCATCGCAGTAGCTACGTTATTTTGCAGAGTTACGCCGACTACTGGAGCTGATGCAAACCACAAAAATTGATTTAGGAGATCCTGCGCCGTTTGGCAGCACGTCTCGACTATATCGCTCGAGTAAAGATTTTCGATACCAAGGTTAGCGCGTAGCTCTGCCTCGGTGACGTATGTAGCCGGCATCTCTTTACTCCTATCTTAAAAGAGGCCGGTAGGGCTCAAAGGGCTAAGAGCCCTACCGACTATTAGGTTTTTTGCTTACGCCTTTAGGTATCTAACAATACCGTTAGGCATTTTTGCGATAGTTGCCATAAATCCGTAGATCGCTACTTGTACTTGTAGGTTCGATACTACGTTTACTGACATATAAGCCTGTGGGCTACGGTAAACCGTAAACGCTTCTGGAGCCAAAATTAGCGCTGAAGAATCGTCTACTGTGGTTTCTGTAAAGTTTTTGTCCACGTACAAATCTAACCCGAGAACATTACCTCGGATCGACTGTGGGCCTACCTGTCCGGCCGCGTTCATCGGCTGGATGGCATTGTAAATTGGTCGCTTTGTGGTATCTGTCGCGCCCATTAGTAGCTGCCATTGTGCGGCATTACCTACGTAGTTCTGAGCAAAGTAACCGGTGTTTTTGTAAATAGCTGCTGCAGCTTGTGAAGTAAAAGCAATAACTCCATCGCTATCAGCTGTTGTAGGTGTCGAACCTGTACTAGCTGTTAGTAGTGCATTTACTACGGCTGTGTCGATAGTAGTTAGGTATGCGTTCTGTAACTGTTGTGTTAGCTCTGCATAGAAGTTTGGATCGCTTCTCTCGAGAAGCTCTATCGAGATGGTGCCCATTCCACTGTACTTCTGAACAGTTCCCGTAAGATACGCGCTCTGCATATCTGTATTAGATACTGCGCCGTTTTCTGCTTCTACTGTAACGGTAGGCGCTACGCCTGTACCGCCACCAGCTGCAGTAACGAGTGAGGGAACATTTATGGTCATACCCTGTGCCGGCAAAACGCCTTGAGAACAAGCATCGATCGCAGGTGTACCAAAACGTGTATTAGTTACAAATTCTTGTAGGTACTGAGTAGGGTTAAACGCTGGGTTTCCAGCAAAATCATCAGCTGCGGTTACGTAGAGCTTTGATTCATCGCTACCTAGTGCAGCTTTGATTTTGTGCTCTGTATATGTAGCCATCGATGTAATAGGTGTGCGTACTCTTTGTGAATCGAGCACGGATGGACGGATGATCTTACGAGCTGCCTCGACTTTTTCAGCCTCGGCCGGTGCATCTACCGGAGTATCGTCCGGTGTATTTTCTGGGGCTGTAGTCACAGCTTCCTCACTTTCGGTTTCTGTTTCGGTTTCGATCTCTACGATAGTCGTAGAAATAGTAGTAGTTTTTTCTTTTGTACTTGTCGCAGCTTCTAACTCTGCACGTGCGGCCATAATTTCATCGACTGAGGCACTAGCAAAGGCGGCACTCTCGACAAGTGATACCTCTTTTAGGACTGCCGCAGTGACGAGCAGGTAATCGCCCATAGGCTTAGAGGCGGTTACATCCACCCCTACGGATAAGCCCGAGACTAAATTTTCCTGCGCAAGGAGTAAAGCATCCTGTCCCCGGGAGCTCATACTCAAACGAAAGGAACCATAAACTCCGGCCGTAGAATCACTAAACGAAATCGCTCGCCCTACTGGCTTATCTTGTTG